CTTTGCTTTTCCGGGTAGGGATTTGACAGGAACCGGTAAACCTGATCTGTCGCGGGTTCGCACTGGCGTCCACCCGCACGGTGGTGGGTGGGTTTCAGTAATCAACCAGTGACTTTGCGGCAGTGGAGTCGACGACGTCGTACTCCGTGGTTAGGATGATTCTGTCAATAGTGTCCTCTACGTCACCGTACGTCATATCGGCCAAGCCGAGCCAAAACAGGGACAAGTCATCGACACTGACCAAGTCGGGCCACTCCATAGAGCCGCCCAACATTTGGACAATTTCGTCTCTGTAGGCACTGTGCACGCGAACGTGCCAAGTGACTCCTTCGACGGAAAACTTGCCACCTGTGCGCTTGAGGTGGTAATTGGCTCTGTCCTTGAACTTGTCACGTAGGACATGGCAAAACCGAAATTCGTAACAGTGGGAAAGTGCTTTGCCGGCCATGTACTCATCATCGTTGACTGACTGGTTTGCGTTCGGGCGAGTGTTAAACTTCGCCAAAACCTTACCGATGTACGGAAGCATGACGTGGGCTTGAGAACCACGCATAACTGGTACAAAGTGCTTGGACAAGAAATGCGCGTTGTGCAAACATGGATGCGTTGTAACCTTGGCCTCCATGCGGCACGCCCGAGCCACCCCACGATAGGTGCGAGCAGCTCGTCTCTTCCGTTTGGTCAAACCAGCCAACATGTCATCTCCGAGGAGAACAGCGTCGGCAGAATCGACTCGATGCAACACCATCCAGGCGTTGAGGATACACAAATTCCAAAAAGTGTTCCGGAACGTACCATCGGTTGAACCGCTAGGCAATTGGTTTTCAACAACGGCCGACAGGCCGTACTTCGTGTTGTGTATTGAAAACCGGTTTGCTGCGCGATGGACGTCCAGGAACCACTTCGGAGCTCCGAGTCTCCGCATGAACATGATCTCGAGTTCAACCACGTCCTTGACCTGCGTCTTGTCATTGGCCGAAAAATCAGCCTCAATCCAAGACGAGTGCGGGTGAGTCTCCAGAAATTCGACGATATCTGGGGTATGTTGACGATAACTCACCCTAAACTTGAGGTCAGGAAGGGTGTTCTCAAGAGACACAAACCTGTCCATCAACTCCTTCAT